TAATATGTCAAAACGTATTAGAGAAGGATATGAACCTGTGAGAGCAGAAGACTATCCTGATTTTGAAGCTCCAACTGTAGATAGTGGAAGTAATAAAGGAGTAATTGGGGTTGGAGGTTTAATTCTTGCTAAAGTACCTGTTGAAACCGCAGATGAGCGTACAGCTTATTTTTCAAACCAAGCAAAAACTGCTATGGACGGTGTAGACCAAAACTTAATGCGAGAAAGCGACCCAAGAATGCCTATAAAAGATAGTGATATCCAAAGGTCTTCTAAAGTCGCATTCGGTAGTAAACCTACCGATAAAGGAACTTAATAATAACTATGTATATAAGCAAAGGAGATTATCATGGCTAATACAAATAAACCTGATGGTTTTACTCCTGCATATCATATGTACGGTGGTATTATTCGTCCTGCTAAAATGAGAATCGCAAGTGCAACTAACGCATCAATCTTTTCAGGTGATGTAGTTAATTTATCTAGCGGATATGTCATTCAAGGTACGGCGACTGGTACACCTGTAGGTGTGTTTTACGGAGTATTTTTTACCGCAACTGACGGTACTCCAACTTTCTCGAAAGTTTGGACTGCTGACACTGCGACACTAGGTGGTGCCGATGCAGAAGCTCTCGTTTACAATGACCCTGGAATTGTTTACGAAGCTCAATTTACAGCAGGAACTCCTGCCGTAAGTTTTATCGGTAACAAATACACTCTCTCAACTACTGCTGGCAGCACTGTCAATGGTAGGTCAAAAGAAGGTGTGACTGCAACAACATCAAGCGGTGTAGCGTTATGTGTAGGATTTTCTTCGCAACCAAGCAACTCAATAGGTGCTTATGCGAGAGGATTGTTTACATTCCCTACTAACACGTTTGCTGTATAATCTAAGGAGAATAAATAATGGCAATTAATAGAGCCCAACTAGTCAAAGAACTAGTACCTGGACTTCATGCTCTCTTTGGATTAGAGTATGAAAGATATAATAATGAACACGAAGACATCTTCGATACCGAAAGTTCTGAAAGAGCGTTTGAGGAAGAAGTAATGTTAAGTGGGTTTGGTGAAGCACCAACTAAAGGAGAAGGAGCAGCGGTCATTTATGATACAGCTCAAGAATCTTTTAGTTCGCGTTATACACACGAGACTGTAGCGTTAGCATTTGCGTTGACAGAAGAAGCTATCGAAGATAACCTCTACGATACTCTCTCTTCAAGATACACAAGAGCGTTAGCAAGGTCTATGCAAACAACTAAGCAAGTAAAAGCAGCTAACGTATTAAACAATGCGTTTAGTTCTTCATTTGTTGGTGGTGATGGAAAAGAGCTTTGTGCTACAGACCATCCTACTGTTGCTAACGTAGACTTGAAAAATGAGTTAACTGTTGCATCTGACTTAAATGAGACTTCTCTCGAACAAGCGTTAATTGATATCTCTGACTTCAGAGACGAAAGAAACCTTAAAGTTAATGCACAGGCGAAAAAATTAATTATTCCGCCTGCGTTACAATTCGTAGCAGATAGACTTATGGATAGTCCTGGAAGAGTCGGTACTTCAGATAATGACATCAATGCAATCAGAAACATGGGAATGATTTCTGACGGTTATGTTGTAAATCATTATCTAACAGATACTGATGCTTTCTTTATCAAAACTGACGTACCTAACGGATTAAAACATTTCGTTAGAACTCCTGTATCAACTAGTATGGAAGGCGACTTCGAAACTGGTAATGTAAGATACAAAGCTAGAGAACGTTACAGCTTTGGTTTTAGTGACTGGAGAGGAATTTTTGGTTCACCTGGAGCGTAAATCATTTACGTGAAAATTAAAGGGACTTTCGGGTCCCTTTTCTTTTTTGAATGAATGATATACAATCACAAGACTAGGATTTATTAATTTGTTTTATCAACTGACCTAGCAGACAAGCCGAGATGATAAAACTTATTTCCGTAGGAGGAAATTATGGCAAATTCGACATTTAACGGACCAGTCAGGTCTGAGAATGGTTTTAAAGTAATATCAGTTAATAGTAGCACAGGTGCAGAAACTGATGTTGTAAATATTGCATCTACAGGTATTGTTACTAATAAGTATGTAAAACATGTAGGTTTTGCAACTGGTGTAACAGTAAATACTACAGCAGGAGATTCACCCACTATAGGTGAATTTACACAACCAGCAAACACAATCATTACTGATATAAAAATATTTTGTGATACTTCTCCTGTTATTGGAACAGGTGATATTGGTTACGAAGTAGGTACATCTTCTTCAGGTGCACAAATTGTTGCAGCTCAGACTGATGAAATACTAGATGGCGGTACAACTGTTGTTGCTCATAATGTGACTGTAACTAGTTTAGTTTTACAAACTCAAGATGGAACAACAGCTCCAGCTTCTGTTCAATATACAGATACCGCAAGAACTATTTACTGTAATATCACTAATACAGTAGACGCAACAACTGCAGGTTCGTTTACATTTATTATTGAATATACTCAAATCGCGTAATAGGAGCTTAATATGAGTTCATCCGATGTAAAAGCAACTAAAGCTTTAACAGCTACAGGGCAACTACAAGGGTTCATAGGAACTGGTGCAGGTACTGCTACCAACTTAGGTCCAATAAGAATTCAATCTGTTCAAGCACAAGCAAGTGCTGCAGACGGTTCTATAAAAATCTATGATGGAACTAGTGCTAGTGGAACTAAACTTTTAATAGAGTTTAAATTTGGTTCAGCAGCAAATGAATCTTTTGACCATTACTTACCTAATGATGGAGTTAAGTTCAATACAGGAGCCTATGTCGTATTAGCTAATTGCGACTTTTTTGTAGCTTACTACACTTAATATGGCTACCTCAGGAACTCGTGCATTTAATTTAGATGTAGCGACCGCAATAGAAGAAGCATACGAGCTTGCAGGATTGGAAGCTCGTACTTCTTATGACGCAGTTACAGCTAGACGTTCTATGAATATTATGTTTGCCGATTGGTCAAACAGAGGTATTCAAATGTGGGAGGTTTCTAAGGTAGAACTTACGCTTACTGAAGGAACTAGTGAATACACTATTAATTCTTTTGACATAGATGTTTTAGACGCATATATCGAAAGAACGGTTAATAATGTAACTACTGATTTTACTTTGTCCAGGATAGACCGTAATGAATTTATTAGTATCCCTAATAAAGGAACAAAAGCTAGAGTAACTGAATATTGGTTAGAAAGATTAAAAAGTCCTGTTATTCACCTTTACCCAACGCCCGAGAACTCAACGGACAAACTCGTTTACTATGTTTGGAAGACTATAGAAGATTCTTCTACTCAAATAAACGACGTAGATATACCGACTAGGTTTATGCCTTGTTTAGTTTCTGGGTTAGCTTATTATTTATGTTTGAAAAAGAACGTGCAAAAACTTCCTGTAATAAAACAACAATATGAACAAGATTTAGCGAATGCTATAAGATACGACGAAGACCGTTCTCCTTTAAGAATTGTTCCTAAACATGAGTATATCTAATGGCATACGCTTCAGGTAAATACGCTTATTTTATTTGCGATACTTGTGGTTTTAGATATCCGTACAAATCAGCTAAAGGTAATTGGGAAAATTTTAGAACTTGCGAAGAGTGTTATGAACCAAAACATCCACAACTAGACCCGCCTAATATTTCAGCAGACGCTGAAGTTTTATGGAAACCTAGACCAGAGGTTCCTTTACCCCAAAGTCAATTAGGAGTTATAATCACTACAAACGCAGGAAGTGGTATGACTTTTAAATCGGACCCCGTGGGAACAGTTTTTGATGGACTAGGAGCAACTAGTGATTTAGGAAACGTAACAGTGAGTATAGGATAATGGCAGGATTTACATATAGTGGATTAAAAACAGCGATACAAAATTATTTAGATAATACTGAAACTACGTTCGTAAATACATTAGATACTTTTATACAAACAACCGAAGAACGTATTTTAAAAGCTGTTCAGTTACCTGTTTTTCGTAAAAATGTTGAAGGACAAGTAACTTTAGGAAACACTTATCTTTCAAAACCCACAGACTTTTTGTCCCCCTTTAGTTTGGCTTTAATAGATAGTGATAGTAATTACAGTTATTTACAACTTAAACACGTTACTTGGATTAGAGATTACACACCAGCAGCAGCAACAACAGGCAAACCCCTTTACTATGCTTTATTCGATAATGATACTTTTATTATGGCTCCTACCCCTAATGCGAACTATTCGGTAGAGTTACACTACAACTATAGACCGAATTCTTTAACTACTGTTGGGGATAATAATCAAAGTTGGTTATCTGATAACGCACCTAATGCTATGTTGTATGGTTCTTTAGTAGAGGGAGCTGTGTTTATGAAATCGTCTCCAGATACAATCATGTTATACGAACAAAAATATCAAGAAGCATTAGCTATGTTGAAGTTACTAGGTGAGTATAAAGACGTAAGAGACGAAGCTAGGCATGACCAAATAAAAATAATGGCTCAGGGAGCAACAAATGTTTAGTGTAGACGTAGAAACAACAATGGGACAGGTAACTGTTCAAACTACAAACAATAAAGGTTTAAGTCCAGAATATTGGACAGACAGAATAATGGAGCGACTAATTGCTGTTAGTGATAATGCGGACCCTATGGTAAAAGCACAGGCAGACGCATTTAAACAAAATATACAAGCAGTTGTTTTGTTATATATGAAACAGGCTATTTCTAGTGATAGAGCAACAGTAGCAGGTTTATTAGAAAAACAAGGTCATAAAGATATGGCTGAAATAATAAGGAGGCTGTAATGGCAATAACCCAAGCAATGTGTACTTCATTTAAAAAAGAATTAATGACAGCTACACACAATTTTACTGCTACAAGCGGTAATACATTTAATCTTGCTTTATATACAAGTTCTGCATCATTAGGTGCTAGTACAACTGCATATACAACAAGTAACGAAGTGAGTGGAACTAACTATACTGCTAAAGGTGGTGCGTTAACTAATGTTACGCCAACTACTTCTGGCACTACTGCATTAACTGATTTTGCAGATTTAACTTTTAGTTCTGCTACTATAACTGCTAATGGAGCAATGATATTTAACGATAGTGCTTCAGGTGACCCTGCTGTCGCTATTTTAGCATTTGGAGGAGATAAAACATCAACTAACGGTGATTTTACTATTCAATTTCCTGCAGCAGATGCCTCAAATGCTATTATTAGAATAGCTTAATAAATGGCGGGATGGGGTCGTTCTACATGGGGTGCTGGTCCTTGGGGTCAGCCTGTCTCAGTCAGCGTTACTGTTAGTGC